TGGGAATTGATACCAGCCATCCAACGTTCAAATGCACTAAATATTCGTAACCCAGCTGCTTTGAATCCTACAAGTTATACTGTTGACGGTTCCGTTACACAGTTTGCTAAAGGTGGTAAAGCATTGAAGAAGTATAAGTTTGTTGGTTTATTCCCAACAGATGTAACTCCAATCGATGTAGATTGGGGTTCAAATGATACTATTGAGGAATTTTCTGTAACGTTGTCCTACCAATGGTGGGAATCAACAGATTCAGGTGTGGTTTAAAGGGAAGGGCTTTGGCCCTTTCTCTATTAATTTTTAGGATGATAACTCAATGGCGATAAATTTATTTGGTTTTACCATAGGTCGTAAAGACGTTGTTCAGGCACAACCGCCTGAGGAACGTTCTTTTGCTTTACCTAATGCAGCCATCGATGATGGTGCGGTAAACATAACTCAAAATGCTCACTATGGTACATATGTTGACCTAGAGGGCTCGGTTCGTAACGAGCTGGAACTAATCACACGATACCGTGAAATGGCAAATCATCCTGAATTGGAAGCTGCTATTGACGATATTGTAAACGAAGCTATTACGCACGATGAATCTGGTAAAGTTGTTCAACTTAATATGGACAACCTCAAACAACCAGAGTCTATTAAAAAGAAAATTGCAGAAGAATTTGCAAACGTTCAAAGAATGTTAAATTTTAACAGTCTTGCAGATGACCTTTTCAAACGTTGGTACATTGATGGTAGAATTTACTTTCACATCATTGTAAACGAAAGTAACCCTAAAGAGGGTATTAAAGAATTAAGATATATTGACCCACGTAAAATCCGTAAGGTGCGTGAGATTAATAAAGAGCGTGACACTAAAACTGGTGCTAACGTAATCAAGTCAATTGCTGAGTACTATGTTTATAATGACCGTGGCACAACAACTCAAACTTATACGGCAGGTACTAATCAAGGCCTTCGTATTGCACCAGACTCCGTTATTAACGTTAACTCTGGTTTGATGGATGCTAAAAACACATTCGTCATTTCTTATCTACATAAAGCAATTAAACCACTCAATCAACTTAGAATGATTGAAGATGCGGTTGTTATTTACCGTTTATCAAGAGCGCCAGAACGCCGTGTATTTTATATTGATGTAGGTAACTTACCAAAAGGTAAAGCAGAACAATATCTACGTGACATTATGGTTAAGTATCGTAACAAGATGGTTTACGATGCAAACACTGGCGAATTACGTGATGACCGTAAACACATGTCAATGTTGGAAGATTTTTGGTTGCCTCGCCGTGAAGGTGGTAAAGGTACAGAGATTACAACATTACCAGCAGGCCAAAACCTTGGACAAATTGAAGACGTTGATTACTTTAAAAAGAAATTACTTCAGTCTTTAAATGTTCCTTATTCACGTTTAGACAATACTCAAGGTGGCGGATTTGCTTCTCTTGGCCGTTCTACTGAAATTACTCGTGACGAATTAAAATTTGCTAAATTTGTTACAAGAGTTCGTAATAAGTTTTCTCAACTATTTGACCATGCTCTTAAAGTACAGTTATCACTTAAAGGTGTTTGTTCTGTAGAAGAATGGGATAGATTTAAAGAAGACGTTTATTACGAATATACTAAAGATAATAACTTTACTGAACTTCGTGAATCAGAATTGTTACGTGAAAGAGTGCAGACTCTACAAATGTTGGATCCATACATTGGTAAATATTTCTCTCAAACATGGGCTAAGAAGAATGTTCTTCATATGACCGATGAGGAGATTGAAGAAATGGCAACTGAAATGGAAGAAGATGGTTCTTCTGAAATGTTCCAACAAATGCAAGATGCACAGAACCCACAACAAGGTCCAGAACCTGTTGATAACACTATTGAAAATGTCCCTACAGAATCGCCTACACCTCAGTTAGACGCTGCAGTAGAAAAAAATTCTTTGGGCATAAATAAATAAAAAAGGATATACTATGTCAAACACTAGACAATTTATTGACCAACTTGCATCAGGCGAATCAGCTGCTGCAAAAGAAACATTAGAAAATGCTTTAACTGCTAAGTCATTTGAAGCATTAGAATCTTATAAAAAAGAAATGTCTGCCGGTATTTTTGGTGGACAAACAGAAGTTAAAACAGAAGTCGAGACCGAAACAGTAGAATGAAATCTCTATCAAAGTTTAAGCAAGAACCAACAGTAATTCTTGAAGAAGAAAAAACGGACTATTCCAAGTTCGATATGTTGGTTCGTGCTGGTTTAGCAAACAAAGCACAGATTCAAAGGCTACACGTAATTCTTGATAAAATGCAAGAAGAGCGTCCAGTCTTTAGTAATGCTGACCGTGCTATTATGCAAAACCTTTTTAACAAAATGGTAGATTTAATTTCTAATAACAAACAGTTATTCCAACAAACACGCCGATTAGTGCGTGAAGAATTAGAAGAAGGTGTTAAAGATTCTTCCGATTTTAAAGTGGTAACTGATGCAAACGGTAATCAAAGAAAAGTTAAAGCTCATAGAGTAGTAATGACTAAAGACTATTCTAATGATACAGTCAAAGAAGAAACATTGGACGAAAGCATTTTACAGAAAGACCCTCCTGCGGTTCTTGTTTTAAGACGTAAAAATATTCGTTCTTTTTCAAACGACACTTATATTGCCCTTTATTATAACGATAAACTAAATAAGTATTTCTCAATACCTTATTCTACAAATTCTGATATTAATTCTCCTATTCAAGCAGAAGAAGTTCAAATTGATGAAGCAAAGATTAATGGTATTGACCAGTTAAAAAAGATAAGAGATAGTAAACAACATGGTACTGTAAATCACCTCGATGGTTCTGCCTCAAAGGTTGATGGTTTTACAGCTAGTGCTATTCTTCAAGTACATGATAAATTGAATGATGAGAATAAAAAGAAGATAGCTAATATGGTAAGTAATTCACATTACCACCTATCTAAAGTTGCTAACTTTGCTTTCAGTAAATCTAAATGAACTTTATTCAAAAGATACTTGAAAACAAATTAGACGAAGCTAAAGATGCTTTGTTTGAGCGTTTGAATCAAATTACAAAACAACGTTTGGTTGAGGCTAAACGTTATGTAGCAGAAGATTCTTTTGAGTTTGTTGAAGAGCTGGATGAAGCAGTAAAACGTAATCCAAATATCGTTAAACAAGGTCGTATTCAAAAGATTCGCCGAAGAATTAGACGTAATGCAAAAGGACGTATTATTGTTCAAAAGAATGTTAAGCGTTCAGCAATTAAAGGTTTTAGAGTTTCAGGTAATACAGTTAAACGTATACCTGCAATGGAAAGAATTAAAAAAGCACGTTTATTAAAACGTTCTTGGAAAACAACTAGAAAATCTAAGCTGCGCCGTACACTTATGAAACGTAAAATGTCTATGCGTAGAAGAACATCAATGGGATTAAAATAAAATGGCATACGAAGTAATTAATACTAAACGCTCATCTTCAATTGTTAGAATTGTTGATACTGGTGCAACCATATCACTTGCAAACTTATCATACGAAGCTAATGAGACAGTTACATCAGCAAGTATTCGTAAAATGGCTTGGTCTACAAATGGTAATATTCAAATTACTCGTAATGGTGTTAATTTGTTTTCATTACATAATGCAGGCCAAATTCAGTTTGATGAATTTAATCATGCTGTTTCTAACAACAACACACAAAGTATTGTTGTTACTATTAACACTGGTGGTTTTTTAGTACTTGAATTAACTAAAGAAGCAACTTACACTACACCTTTAGTAGGAATGTAAAATGAAACTAATTAGAGAAACGGTTGAGAACGTAAAATATCTCACAGAAGCTTCCGAAAACGGCAAGAAACACCTCTTTATTGAAGGTACATTTCTTGTTGGCGATAAAGTAAATCGCAACAATCGTATGTACAAAATGGACACGCTTCGTAAAGAAGTTGCCCGATACAACGAAGAATATATCAAAACTAACCGAGCACTTGGTGAATTGGGACATCCTGATACACCTACCTTGAACCTCGAAAGAGTTTCACATAAAATTGTTTCACTCGTAGAAGATGGAAATACTTTTTATGGTAAAGCAAAAATCCTAGATACACCATACGGACAAATCGTTAAGAATTTTATCGATAACGATGTGAACATTGGTGTTTCATCAAGAGCTCTTGGTTCAGTCATTCAAACAAGAGAAGGCTACAATTTAGTCCAAGACGATTTAAGATTAGCTACTGCTGCTGATATTGTTGCGGACCCTTCTGCTCCTGGTGCCTTTGTACAAGGTATTATGGAAAACAAAGAATGGATGATGGTCGATGGTAAGTTTGTAGAGAAGGACTTTGACCACACTAAACGTATGATTAAACAAGCTAATTCTGTCCAAATGGAAGAAGTAGCATTAAAATTGTTCGAAAATTACCTACGTAAACTTTAATTTTTATAAATAGAAAATCATAAGGAGATTCCTAATGGCATCAAATAAACTAATGGAAGCAGCGGCAGATATTTTGTCTGGAAGCAAAACTTCGGCGCCTGCTATGCCACCACAAAAACTAGACGGTGAAGTTGTAGACCTTGGCGGTCCAACAAACCAGAACTATAAGTCAGATGACGACTCTGCTAAAATCGATGCTACTAAAGCAGCGAAAAAAGCGGTTGCGCCAACTACTAAACCATCAGATGCTTCTGCTAAGATGGAAGAAGTTGAAACTGACGAACAAGTATTTGCTGAAGATATTGAATCTCTCTTTGCAGACGATTCTACTATCTCTGAAGACTTTAAAGCCAAAGCATCCACACTATTCGAAGCTCGTGTACACGACCGTGTTTCTCAAATCCAAGAAGCAATGGAAGCCGAATATGCTGGTATGTTAGAAGAAGCTGTTGAAACAGTTAAGACTGACCTTACAGAAAAGGTTGATAGTTATCTTAACTACGTTGTTGAACAATGGCTCGAACAAAATGAAATTGCAATCGAATCTGGTCTACGTGCTGAACTGACCGAAGAATTTATTGCTGGTTTACATAACCTATTTGCAGAACACTATATTGATGTTCCTGCTGAGAAGGTTAACCTGGTTGACGAACTTGCTTCTAAAGTTGAAGAACTCGAAGGCAAGCTTAACGAAGAAATCGAACGTAGCGTTGAACTAAAGAAATCTTTGGTTGAATCACGTAAGGTTGAAATTACACATGCAGTTTGCGAAGGCCTAACAGCCACTCAAGTAGAAAAAATCAAAACACTTGCAGAGAGTGTAGATTATTCCACAGCGGAAGAATACCAATCTAAACTTGAGACAATTCGTGAAAACTATTTCCCATCTGGCATCAAAAAGGCCGCTGAAGGACAATTGCATGAACAGGTAGAAGAAGCTAGCGACAAACCGGTTATTAATGACCCATTCGTTGCTATGGTTTCCCAAGCAATTTCTAAAACAAAACTCTAAAATAAATCAAGGAGCATTTATGTATCTTTCAGAATCATTACAACAAAAGTGGGATGGTGTTTTAAACCACCCAGACCTACCACAAATTACAGACCCATACCGTAAAGCGGTTACTGCGGTTATCTTAGAAAACCAAGCAGTTGAAATGCAAAAGTCTGGTCAGATGTTGCACGAAGCTGCACCAACTAACTCTGCTGGCGCAGGCGGTTTCTCTGGCGGCTCTGCTGCTGGCGGCCCAGTTGCCGGTTTTGATCCAATCCTTATCAGCTTGGTTCGCCGTTCTTTACCTAACCTAATTGCGTATGACGTTTGCGGTGTTCAACCAATGACTGGTCCAACAGGTTTGATTTTCGCAATGCGTTCTACTTACACAAGCCAAAACGTTACTGCTGGTGCAGCAGAAGCCTTCTATAACGAAGCAAACACTGGTTTCTCTGGTGACCGTACTGCACAAACTGATATTGCTCTTGCAGCAAACACAGAATTGGGTTCTGGTAACACATTCAACAACGGCACAACTGGTGTCGGCGTTGCAACAAACGTTGCTGAAGCACTTGGTTCGTCAGGTGGTACAGATTTTAGCGAAATGGCATTCTCTATTGAGAAAGTTACTGTTACTGCAAAGACACGTGCTTTGAAGGCAGAATACTCAATCGAACTTGCACAAGACTTGAAAGATATTCACGGTCTTGACGCTGCAACA